CCATCTACAAGCAGTTCGATTTCAATCGAGCCGGATGCTTTGGTAACCTGCATCTTCTTGGTTGTGTCACAAAGTGCAGAAACATCGGCTGTATCAACCGTGGTAGATGTTCGCACGGAACGAGCCAAACAGGTGTAAGTGTTAGCGGTAAAGGCTGAAGGCGCACCGTCTTGGAAACCACCAAAGGCGATGGTTACCACGCAGTTCTCACCAACCAGACCAAACGATTTTGTAAAAGGCATTGTCTACTCCTACTGCTGGGTCAAGCAGCGATAGACCGCTGTCACCCCGTAATCCGTCCTGCCACCATCTGATAATGCAAAGGTTTGATCCGTTGATACCCTGCGAACATAGAGCCTTGGGGTAGTAGTGGTTACCGTTTGATTATCCAAAAGTGTATCAATGCGATTCATGATGGCTTGGATTCTTGCCATACTCATCGCACCAGTTTCAGTATCCCACACAGTTATCCGGTAGTTCGGATACGTGAACGCCCTGCCACCGCATAGTGTGTCTTCGTCTTCGCCACTGGCTCCAGCTCGACTGAATACCACATAAGGCACCTGTACGGGCTTCCTACTGATTGGGTCAATCTGTGGAGCCACCGTGTTGTAGATGCCCATCTGAAAGCCGTTAGGTTTATTGTCAGGAGCAAGCAAACCTAAGAGCGTAGAATCACCGCTCAGTGTTTCGTAGATCCATTGTTCAATCACTGCCGGTTCGTATGCCATTACTTACCTTTCAAAACAGAACCAACGGCTTTGATAAAAGATGGGCGTACCAACATCAGAGCCGGTTCAAGGAATGGTCTGGGTGGTACGGTGTTGCCGCCCTTAGATGTCCAACCAAGTTCAAGCGGTACGGCATACTTAGCATTGGCGGAAACTTCAGCCGTCGTGCGGTTGACCATGTAGTGAATGATGCTGTTCGCGAGATAACCGGTGTCAGAGTTTGGCGGTGTTCCTGGAGGGCTTGACCAGTGACCCTTGTCATACTCACGGAACTTGCCGCTATCGGTGGTAATGCTGTGTTTAGCGTTGCCTTCAACGTCTCCCGCAGCTTTATATATAACCATAGACAACTTGCTTAGATTCGTCTTGTAGCGGTCTATAGAGGTGGTCTTGAGGCTTACTGTAATACTCATGGTGCCAGCACCTCAATCTCAAGCGGGCCGAACCGTCGCACCGTGGTACTCACCGTGAAAGAAACCGTAATCCGAATCATTGCCGCCGTGGCATAAGCCGCCGGGTTGAGGATGCTCAGAATACCTTGTGCGCTGTACTGCTTGGTAAGCGTAACAGATCCGCTAGGAAACGTATAAGCCGACCCGGTCGCGATGTTCGTAAAGGTTACGCCGAGCGTACCGGTTGTAATGTCTACCGGGCTTCCCAGTTCATCGACCAAGCGAACCACGTAACTGTGCCAATCACCTACCCACGCAGACGCTTGTACGACCTGTTGAGGGTCTTCGGTTAGGTCAAAGATAACTGCCATTAGATGTCCCTCACATAGATGCGGAGTGGCCCAAAGACCTGCGTGTCAGATGCTCCGGTTGTGCGCGTGATAGTTGCAGTGTAGGTGCCAGGGCTGTTGGTTACCGTTGTATCAATCGTAAACGTAGCCCGTCCATCAGCTGCATAAGTTGCCGTACAAGTGTACGTGTCTACCAAGGTTGCACCAGAGTTGTAGACCTTAGCCGTTACCGTTGCAGAGGTGATGTCGATACCGTTTCCGTTGCCATCTACACACTGGATGTCTACGCCGTGCTGTGCGCCCTTCTGGATGTCCAGCGGATCCGATGCTCCTAAGCCGTCAGCCTTGACCTCATAAGGCCCCATACGAACCAGAGCGGCAGATGTAACCGGGGTCACCAGTTCCGCGCTGATGTAGTCTGTCCCGTTATGAAGTAGTGCGCCTTCAAGCTCATCTGCCGCCGCAGTACTACCGCTGATAGATGCCACGTTACTATTCTGGATAGCATAACCAATCGAGCCAGCGGTTTCATAGGATGTGCCAACTGCATCAAGAACAGCCGATGCAGTTTGTGCAGATGTCAAGCCACCAGAGGACAGTTTGACCGTCATGACCGCACCGTTAGTGCCAGAAGCACCACGCACCACGATAGTGACATCATCAGCACCAGCAGCCAGTGCAGCGTCGGGAAGGTCTAAGCGATACACCCCAGGCATGTTGGTTGCGTCTACTTCCGCAAAGCCGCCAGCAGTCCACGCCTGAGCGATTGTACGGGCTACCAGCGGGATAGATACGCTGGCTGTGCGTGTGCGGTTGTAGCGAGCTGAGAGACCAGAGGTGGAGGCTGTGAGGCCTGTAGCACCTAGGTAGAGTTCGATTGATTGGGAGGTTGAGCCGGGAGCGATTGTGATGGTGGATGCGTTGCGCTCAGATGGGTTATACGCGCCAACAGAGGATGCAATCTTGAATGTTGCGGATCCGACATCTGGGTTTGTACTTGACCAAGCATCACCAAAGATATCTACAGTCGGTGCGCCTGACAATGTGCCTGTATTCTGTGCGATTGACCCATTGTAAGAAGCCCAGAAATCAAGAGCATATAAACCAGTAATACGGCTGTAGTCAAAGTCCGAACCAAACACGCCAGACTGTGAGTTACTTCCAGCAGCTGGCCCACTCCTATCGGTCGTACACGAAAACCTGTTGTAATCTTCGGTCACAGCGTTAGAGCTTGCATCTAAGCCAATACCAGCAAATGCAACAATTGCATTATTGTAAAACAATGTTTTGTTGGTTGTGTTGGTTGTACGAAGATACAGAGTTGCTGAACCTTGCAGTATGCAGTTGTAAAACGTAACACCATTACCAACACCAGCACCTTCTGATGGATTTGAAATAATCACAGCGTTATTTGTTAGTGTAATAATCGTATCTTTTACAGTTACACCTAAATCAAATGTTGACCCAGTGGCTGGACTGACAATGTTTAATCCCGCATATCCATTGAAGATTACACATTTATCAAAAGTGGCATTGATTGCTGTCGTTGTAGTCGTTGTAACAAATACACAACTTGCACCTGACGCGCGTCTGTAATGTGTAAATAAACATTTTTCAACTGTGTAATTTTTGCTGTTTAGGAAGTGTGCTATACCTGTCCCGTTAGTTGTCTGATATCCCTCTATGTGCAAATTACGCAACGTGAAGTAGGTCTTATTGTCACAGGTCAAAGTCTGGCTTGATGTCGGTGTGCCAGTGTTATCCGTCGTAAACGTCGTGATGCGAACACGTCCAGCGGTTACACCTGTAAACTGTGCGGCTGTAGGGTCACCAGCCACTACCAATGTATTAGACACACTCGGCGTAATGGACAAAGTCACCGTACCGCGATAAGTGCCGGGAGCGATATAGATGGTGTTCGTTGCATCCGGTAACGCGGCATTTGCAAGGGCATACGCAACCGTTGCCCACGCTTGACCAGTGCCTGAGCCAGTGCCTGTATTGCCATTGTTACCATCGGGTCGAACGTAATAAGTTGCCATTACTCGGCATCTCCACTTGTAATCTGTTGAGCCATCACAACAGCAAACTGTCTGACAATCTGCGACTGAAACAACTCATCCTGTGTGACCCACCATAAATTGACACTGGTTCCATCTGGCCCAAATGTACCTATAAGGTTGTTTGAATCGTCGTAGATATCGCCAAAGACACGCCAATCGGTTGATGGTGCTGGTTCCTTGACAATGTCAAAGTTTACAAAGTTCATTTGCCCACCTTCAGCGCATTCACGCCCGTACCCTTAAACGGCATCGTCAAGAAGCCCAGCGCAGCACTCATCGCAGCGGAGACACCAGCCGCTACCGCCTTGCTTCCGTACAGTGCCATCACTGCGCCCAGCTCGGCAACATCCTTTGCTTCAGCAGTGCGTACACCATCGCCGAATACAGATGTAAAAGCAGCCACGAAAGCCACGATCACAACTACCACCAATCGCTTGATTGAAATTCCATTCATGTTCTTCGTGCCTCCAATGCGCTTACCTTATTTTCCAATTTACCGAGTCTTTGTTCTATGAGGCGGACTTCTTGCCCTTGCCTATCAAGTGCAGACAGTATGCCAGCGTTTTGTACTTCAAGCTTTGCCAAGCGCACTTGCAATGCCACCCATGCAGATCCGATTGTGATAAGTGTTACAAATGCCTGTATGCCTATCTGAACCCAATTATCTAAACTCATGCCGTCCGCTCCACCAGCCCTACGTGCTGTACTAAAAGGTCAGTCTGTCCAAAGTCTGTACCGACCACATCGTAATACTTGGAATCGTCACCAGTGACGTATACCCTATCGTGAGCCATCACATCAGCCGATACCGGAAGAGTGACATTCCAGCCTGCTGATGGCTGGATGCCACCGCCTACAATGCTTTCGGTGTCTGATTGGTTAGACAATCTGCCCTTGTAATCGGCAACCTTGCGCCATGTCTCAGTAACACCGCCCCTGCCGTCTTCTGTCAGAGTGAAGCGGTGAACTTCAATAGGTGTCTGGCATAGGTTGCGAACCAGTCCAGCCTGAAGCGTTGCACGGAGAATGGGGCTCATGCGAACACCACCGGGCGATACTTCTCAGCCATTTCTAAGCAGTGCGCTTTTAGTTGGCTGAGCTTGACATCGCTTGTGCCTTCCTTCGCATCGATGTCAGAAGCACATCGTGAGGCTTTGATGAGCCATGCTTGACGTGTAGCTGAGCGGACATCATAACGCTCTACTTGCACTGGACCTTGGTCAACCCAAGTAAGTACCGGATCCGATGAACCATCCTCGATGCTAAATCCTTGGAACTGATACGCAGGATACGCCGGATAATCTGGCTCTGTGGTTGCGCTTGTACCTGCTACTCGGCATTCGTACACACGCCCGTTAGGCACTACTGGTACAACCCGGTCACCAACAGCATAAGCCGTGCTAGCGGTCCATGTGGAGAACCGTGAGAGGCCATCAAGGATAGACCCTATATCGGTGGTGGACATCTGCGGATAGGACTGGGCATCCACAAAAAGTGATACCTGTGCTATCGCCTCGGCTCGTGTCATCATGTCCTAAGTATCCCACACAGAGCCGTAGGCACGGACAACGCAGTGGACAAAGAGAAAGCCCCCGGCAGTGATGCCGAGGGCTTGCAACAGAACCGGCTACGCTTAGGAAGCGTTGCTGGTTGCGAGGACGATGAGCGAACCAGGAACACGGGCAGAAGCCGTACCAGATACGTTTCCAACGTCGTGCGCATTGAAAGCAAAACGCTCGGTTGCCTTGTAGGTCAAAGCATCTTCCACAAACTTGACTTGGTCGCTGACTTCAACCGTCATTGCACGGCGGTCACCGAAAGCAACACCCTTTGTCAGGTCACCAAGGATTGCAACTGGGGTTGTTGCAGCTGGGGACTTAGGCATGTTCTGAACCCACTCGATCGGGTAACCGAACAGGGTAGGTGCTTGGGTGTAAGCGTTCTGGATGTCCAAGATTGCGTTTCCACCGAGTGCAATCAGTTTGTCAGCAACGCCATTGAAGAACAGGTCTTTGTGCATATACCACTTGGCCTGATCTGCGTATGTTGGGAGCTTTGCAACCATTGCTTGGAAGTTCGCAAGCGTGAAGTTAGCAAACGATGCACCAGACAAAGCGGCTCCAACGACAACGCCAGCAATATTAGCCTTGGTGGCGTTCAAGCCGTAAACAGCCTGCAAGATACCAGTGATGGAGCCATACGTGGATGTGCCGTCACCATTGAAACAAGCGTTGTCCTCTTCCTTAGCGATTGCAAAAGCCATATCACGGGCAAGTGCTGCGCCAAGGTCGATAACCGTATCTTCGCCGAGTTCCTTGGATGCAATGGTCAACACAGCAAGTTTCTTTGCGGACAGGGAAACCTGTGCAAAGGTCAACTGGGAATCCGTGATTGCTGTGGCTTCAGAAGCGTAGTAGACAGTCGTGCTACCTGTTGCCGATGGAACCAAAAGGGTATCCGAGGACATCGGGTAGATACGGGAGTTGCGACGTGCAACGCCATACATTTCACGGAGCCAGATAAGATCCGAGGAAACAATCTCAGGAACCGTAAAACCACCTTGGGAGTTCGTGCCTTCGGTTTGTGCCTTGATGTGTCCGTTGTCCGACAACCATTTGGATGCAGACTTGACACCTGCGAGGTGGCGAGCATACTGCCCAAAGACATAAGCCTTCAGGTTCTTATCGTCAGCGGATCCGTTGAAAGGATTGCGCTGTACATTGATGCCACCCTTCCAAGGCTGGGAGACTGCCTGTGGTTGTGCAGCTGGTGCATACTCACCAAGGCTCTTGATGGCTTCTACACGCTCTTCGATGTTCTTGGCTTCTGCCATAATCGACTTGACCTGTGCGAGGTCACCATCACCGGAAGCAAGCTCACGTGCTGTTGCAAGCAGGCTTTCCCGCTTTGCATTCAACTGTTCGATATTCATAGTTGAGTCATTAACTCCAGACGTGCAAGCAGTTCAGCCCGCTCGTCTATGTCAGTGGCTTTCGCCTTTACTTCGATGGACGGCTGCTCTTCCGGCTGGTCTGCATCCCGCAGAGATTCCCAGACAACGGGAGCCAAACGCTTTGCGCTTGACCGTGATAAACCGACTGCATCCCGCAGCCGACGTTCTACACCCCGCAGTGATACAGGGTGAATACACTTTTTACCGTGCATGGCATAGAGAGCCTTTGCACGTTCTGCGAAAGCATCGACCAAGGCATTAGCCATGTCAGCACTTTCGATTACTTCCATTGCAGCAGAAAGCGCATCCCAGTAGGCTTCGAGCCCTTCGTGGATTAGTTCGCTTTCGGCTTCCTTGAAAATCTCAGCTGCGTACTCAGCGGCTGATTGTTCAGGCATAGGAACCATAACCATCTCTTCTTCTTCCATCATAGGCTCCATGCCGTACATCTCCTCCAGGCTCTTGACACTGTTGCGGTATTCGGCAGGTGTAGGCGTAATGCTTGCCTCTGCAATGCACCAGCGGGTAATCTCGCTTGCCTTGCCTACGCTCTTGCGCTCGACCATGTGACCGGCAGCACCAGAGGAGTAGCCCATCTTGCCCTGCTTGCAAAGCTTGGCGATCATCTCACCGTAGGAATCTGCCATGTCCAGCTGTGCTTCGTACCAGAGTCCGGTTTCGTCCATCTTGACGTATCCAGTGCCGATAGACTTCTTGCCTACAAATTTATCCATGCCGTGGTGATAATACACATTCAACGGGACACGCTGACCGGCTTTGATCGGAAATCCAAAGTCTGTCTGAGGCGTGAAGTAATCACCCTCTAGATCGGTTGCATCAGGAGAGCCAAAGCGCACAAGGTAGCCTTTGACGCTTCCAAGGCGGTCACTCTTTATCGCATCACTGTAGACGGTTAGCAGGTCCATAGCGTAAGTATCCCACACACCCTATACGAGGCTACGTAGTGGCACTACACGGGTTGTAGGCCCCCAGTCTTGGTTCTGCTCCACCTGCACAAAACTATCAAGCGGTTTGCCGTCCATGTACATCTGATACCGTGTTGGTCCCATGATAGCCATCTTGTCTGCTTCCGAAAGACCAGCAAGGATTCGATCAGGTGTTGCTACCGCTGGGCGTGTGTCAGGTATGGAACTATCCCCGGTAATCTCTGCCCATGACAAGGTCTCAGGAATCATTACGCACCGGCAGTTAGGGTGTGAAGGCATGATTTCATCTGTCTTGTGTAGTGTGCCAGACAATGCCAGACACGCTAAACAAACCCGACTATCTTGGGTGGCTTGCCGTCGGTAACCTTGCACTGCGTAGTTCTGCGTATATAGTTGCCGTTGTGCTTCTCTGGCACTTCGTATCATCTCTGTACGTGCTATGGTCTCTGCACGGCTCCTGCCGATATCAGCTGCTTTGCGTACCCGCCGTGCAACCGTTCGTGGACCTTCACCAAGACTGATGCCTTGTACAAGAGCCATCTGCATAGCGTCGGTGGTCACTTGCGGTATGGTTGCAAATAACTGATCCAAAGGGCTTCCATCACCCGAAAAACCGACAAAGGCTTGCAGGGATTCGTCTGGCAGGGTTGTCCATGAACTGCCGAGTGTAACGCCAGCCGGTTTACGACCAGCCGCCGTTTCAACCATGCCGACGCTCGCCTCATTCGCAAGGATTGCCGATTCGAGTTGTCCATCAGCCGTAATGGTTGCCCCCTCGATTGAAAACTTTTTTAGGTTATTCCCCAGTTGTTCGATATTTTCGATAATCCGCTGTCTCATCCAGAGGATGGTTTGTGATGGTTCTTCGCCGTTTGCTTCACGCTCTGCGATGCGTTCTTCCAAGGCTTCGAGTTCTTCGATGCTGGCTTTGGTAGCTGCCTTGTATGCACGTTGCATACGGCTGATGGCTACGCCTTCACGCTCCAGCAGGTCGTTGCGGAACTTCTGGGAAGCGGCATAGATTCTAGCCGTTCCATCGTTTACTCGTTTGAGATGTAGTCCATCTCGTACCCGTAAAAAGGGTGGCTCTTGTACACTACCCCCGGAGTGCAACAATCGATGCTCTTGGACTCTTCACCCTGTATCTTGTTGCGCAGTCTGGTTGACCAAGCGTAGCCAGCGTCACCGCCCCACAGGTCCCAGGCTACACGCCCGGCTGATGGGAAACCTTCCTCACCAGCACTAAAACCCTCGGCTTCCTTGTCTACTTCATGACGTGAAAAGAACGAGTACATCCTCAGTATCGTGTCTTCGCTGAGTTTCTCACCGTTCACGATTTGGTTAGCACGGGCAAGACCCACACGGGTTCCGCCGTCCCTGCCTTCATCCTTCCAAGCCAGAGCCCTACGGGCTGCTTCCTGCATGGATGCATTCGGTACAAACTTCATATCAAACGACTTTGCCGGAATGGTTGCATCCTGCTGGGTTGTCACACTGATTGCCGTTGGGTGTAGTTGCCCTTCGTCCTCTGGCACAGCTTCAAGACCAGCAATGCGCTTTGCTTCAGCACGATCAATAATGCCAGCCTTATAGAGTTTCTCGGCTCTATCGGCTTCAGCCTGTAGGTCATCAGCCAGAGCACGTACGTTTGACACGTCGAACTGGATAAAGTCACCTTCGGCAGATTCCGAGTAGTCAGGAAGCAGGGACACCGTCAAAGCGTCAGAGATAGCACGGAGCAGAGGCACCATGCCATCTTCCCATGCTGCCTGTTGGGCTCTCTCGAAGTTGCTATAGGTGCTACGCTCAAGACCAGAGCCAAGCCCCAGCACCATTGGGTTGAGTCCCATAGCCGAACAGATGCGCTCTTCTGGAACACGGCGTACAGAATCCAATGCAAGCTCGGATGGCGTAAGGGATACACGGTCCATCTTGTATGGACCCATCATAACCACGATCCCGCCAGCACCATCGCCTGTAAGGTCTTCTCGCAGTTGTCGCTTGACCTGCCGTGCATCATCTGGGCTTAGGTCAACGCTTTGGTCTTTGGCATCAGGCCCAACAATCAAACTAGGCATAGCACCATTGTTTAGCAAACCATAGGCAGCACTCGATGCTACGTTATCGGTTGCAATCTCACGGAGTACCGCTTGAACCGGGGAGCGTCCTAACCGGATATCGGAAGGGTCACGACCGTACCGGATATGCACCATGTCTTCGATCGCAATATCAAAAGACCTGCCGTCGGTAGTGTAGACGTAATGGGTCAAAGGGTTGATGCCGTTACCGACTGGGCGCACCATGTCTTGTGGCAGGTATTGCAAACCGATAGGAACACCGGAACGGCTAGTGCGTACCTTGCGTAGGTAGGCATTTCCGAACAGCTTGTAGTCTTGGAGAACCCAGCCCCATACCAGTGATCCGACCGTACCGGGCATTGGCTCAGCGATTACACCGAGTACCGGGTGAGTGTCCAGAGGTTCTGCCTGTTGGCTGTCTACCTTGCGCATGACCTGTGGCAACGCTTGAGCCCAGTTCCGCACATACCAGTCAATGCCGGAAGCAATGATGCTGTTTAGACCTAAGTCACCTGCAACCTGTCCCCAGTCCTTGTGGCTACCCGGAAGCGCCCTACGTAGCAGGGATTGTAGCTGACCAGAGCCATAGCCGGTTAGGTATACATCACGGCTTTGGGATAGTGGCAACGGTAGTGCCTGTGTAGGATTGGCAACGGCTTTGCTTCGGAAGCGGTCAAAGATACCCATGCTCCTAGTATCCCACAGAATAAAAAAGCCCCCTTTCGGGGGCTGTATATCCAATGTGTCTTATGTTGTTTTCAAAGTTGTCGTTCCCATTCGTAAATGATTCTTTCAGTTGATTCAACTGGAAGAATCTCTTCATATTGCCTCATTGAAAATTTCCACTGATAGAACTTTACGTCAGCCATAAGTACACTGACTGTGTCTCCATCTTCATCAATCTCATTCGTTTCTTCAAATCTTGTCTCTATGCTGAAGTGTTTATTTTCTGGTGTAATTTGCCTAGGTCTCTTGTAGTACCAGCAAAACACGAGGTCTTTCAGTTCATTGAACAGTTTCTCACCATCATTTATTGTAAGGGCTTTCCCCAATGGTTTAAGTGTTGAAAGTGCTTGCTTGTCGTGCTTGATCTGTAATTCAACCATGTGTGCAAGCCTATCAAATGTCTGCATCTTGAACGCAGTGATAGCATAAGCAGCCACGTCAATTCCGCTTCTGTCAATAATCATAGATGCCATGACGGTTCCTGTTTTACGATACCTAATCTGTACTGCTTCAGTCTCTAAAAATCGATTTGGTACACCTAATCTAAACGAACCACAATCAACCACATCAGAAATCTTCATTGTGTTGTTGTAGTGGTCAAGTAACTTAGTTTTCACTGACTCAAATTCTGATTGGTATGTCATAAAATCATTATCTGTCTGAAATACTGCTCGTTCCAATGACGGCTTGATAGGGCTTACAAGACTACCAGTGGGGTCGTTTTTAACTGTCACAATCATTACCTAATCTCCCTTGCTAACGCAAAATAATACATTGCCTGCATATATACAGCAAGTGGATATATGGATTATTTTAGACTGCACCCCATGAACGCTTAGATCCGCACAC